ATAGTCCTACTCCAAGAATGAACAACGGAACCATTGGTGGTTCTCCATTGAAAGATGTAGGCAACATGGAATGGAAAGACATTCATAAGATGGTAGAAAATGTAGGTGGACAATGATGGTTGAAAATTGGAAAGAAATATTGAAGGCGGCTATGCCGATAGGACAAATGCAAAGAGATACAGAAAGTAATTTAGGCAACATTGTAAATAAATTAATTAAAGAGACTAAATACACTGATAGACTAAATAAAAAATTAGGAAAAGCAGTTAGAGCAAATCCCGACCAAACTAGTTATACTATTCCTTCTCCTATTTTTAATAGGATTTCTCAAAAGTTTAGGTTTAGAGGACAACCCCAAAAGATAAAAGAAATGCTACAAGAAAAATTAGCCCAAGAATATCAAGCAACTAAGGTAACAATCATGGATAAAGAAATAAGATTTGAGGGAATAAAAGAACCTCCCGAAGAAGATACAATTTAAAGAGTTGATATAATGCCGGAAAAAGTAACAAGACAAGAAAAAATAATCAGCCTTGCTATTGAAAAAGCAAGAAAGGCTAAAGAAGAACTAAGCGCAAAAAAGAGAAAGAACATTGAGCCAACTCAAGTATTGGAAATAGATACAGACCCCGAAGTTGAGAAGATTAAGAGGCCAAAGGTGCAAGACGCTTCTAAGATTACTAATCAAACTCAAAAGAAAGAAGGGTATGGTTTAGCCGGTGAAACTAACAAGTGATGCCACATGCCTCTCCTTATTGAGAAGGATAAGTCAATATCCACAGATATTCTAAGACTCTTTGAAAGAACAAGAGTCGCTTATCTTTCAGCAAGAACCGACCCAAAGGAATACGGTTCTAAATGGAGAAATGCGGTTAATAAAATTAAAGAAGCATATGAAATGGCAGACGCTCTTTCAAATGAACTCAAGGATTTTATTGAAGAAGACCTACTAGAATCTAAAGATGCTTCCGACCCAACAACAAACAATGCTGAAAAATTATATCAAGGAATTAAAGCACTAAGGTATTCTTCGGAAGAAGTTAGTGACCCTTTCGCTAAAAAATTTAAAGGTAATGTATTAGAAGCATTATTAGGTTCACCCGAACTTATGATTAAGTTTGTTCACTATGCTATTAGAGAAGATGATAAAGCACTACCTAAAGAAGCATATTCAATTAAAGATATGAAGCCCGATGATATTACTGAAGGTTTGACTGGACTAGACTTAGAAGTTGATGATGTTGCACTTTACATTATAGAGCATTATGGCGACGATAAAGATTCTAAGAAAGTGGAGTCTAAGGTGAAGGCCGCTATGAATATGCTAGAATTAATATTCTTATCTAAGAACACTAAAGAAGAGTGGCTTGAATTAGAAGACATAGATACAGATGTAGATGAAACTAAAGCCAAGGATGAAACTAATAAAGATAAAAAAACTATCTTGAAAGAAAAGAAATCTGATGAAGAGAAAGCCCAAAGTGATTTTATTATTCCTAACAAACCAATGTATAGAATATTTACAATAGAAGATATGAATGAACTAAAAGGGTTTAGTGGAGAATACTATGTCCAAGAAAAATATGATGGATTTAGAATACAACTTCATAAAATAGATAAGAATATAAAAGTCTATGATTATACAGGTAAAGATATATCTAGTAAATGTAAAGACGCAATAGAAGAATTGAAAAAGAAACAATTCGGAGACTGTATATTAGATGCTTCATTAGTTTTATTTGACGGAGAGGATTCTCTTAAAAGAAAAGAAGCGGTAGAATACTTAGAAGGAAAAAGAGAGGGCAAGGCTAGAATTCATGTGTTTGATATTATGAGACACAACGAAGAAAATCTCATGGAAGATACATTACAAAACAGAATGCAAATAATGTTCAATAACTATTCTATACATTCTAGTGAAGCCTTAACATTCCCATCTAAAAAAGATACAAGAGTGGCTGATAGTCTAAAGGATGTTGAAGAGTATGCTAAGAAGATTATGGAAATGCCTACTGCTGAAGGTGCTATGATTAAAGACTCTACATCAACTTACTACTTAGGAACAAAGAAAAACCCTAAGTGGATTAGATGGAAACCTTTTGTTGAGTTAGATTTAATTGTACTTGATAAGAAAAAGAGTGGTTCTAACTTTTCTTATAAGTTAGGGGCGGGACCAGTTGAAGAAGATGGTGAAAAAATAGAAGGTGTAAATTATCTTAATGTAGGTAGTGCTACTAATACTAAGGTTTCAGCAGATGTCGGAGAAGTTGTTAGAGTTTCTATTGATAAGGTAAAAGAAGTTAAGGGTAAGCCAGTTGTTTATTCAGCAAAGATAAATGAAATTGCTGAAAGTAAGACACCGGACAAGTTAGTTACTCTACAAATGCTAATTAATGATACGGATAAGTCTTTGAAATATAATGTAGAAGAAGTAGAGAAAGGGATTGTAGTTTCTGACCATATTCACGGCGAAGCCAATATTATAATCAAAGGAGACATGGATGGCTTTACTATCTATGGATTTGAAGAAGACAATCTAATGGCCAAGAATGCACTAATGGATTTAGACCTGTGGAAAGAACAGGCAGAAGAAATAATGAAAACAAAACAATCTAAACTTACTGTTGCTATATTTAATTTCTTAAAGGAAAAGGGCGCACAAGTACCGAAAGTTGTTCATAATTTCTTAGTAAAAAATCACAAAAAAGAATATCAAGACATACTAGAAAGTAAAGAAAGCCGAGTAAAAGATTGGTTTGAGAATAGAGATGGAATATCTTTTGATGCTAAAACAAAAAAGTTGTTTGCTGAACATGATAAGATATTAATGGACACCATTAAAAAAGAATATGAAACTCCCGAAAAATACAGAAGTGGTGAGTTTAAGGTATATCTTAGAGATGATGATAATCTAAATATTGTTATGAAGTTAGGCGATGAAAGCATAAACTGGATGGTAAGATTGGATAGTAAAGATGACATCTTTGAATTGTTTGGCAAGGCCGGTAAGTTCCCTGCTATTGTTGCTAAGAGCATATCTAAGCGTAAAGTCATTGATAGTGGAGATGTTAAATTAGGCGTTCAAAAGGAAGGCTACCATGAGTATTTCTTAGATGGTAATAAGTTTGAAACTAAACTTCATGTTAGAATGCTTGAAGTTAAAGGAAAAAGAATGTGGCTAGCATGGACAGGCTATGAACAAAAACCTGCTGATACTGATAGTGATAGAGGACTATGGAATATTTATGAAGATAAATACAGTAGTCTTGAATTACCTCCAAATGAGGACTAATCGTTTAAAATAACCGTGTGTATTATATATCAAAAGGAGATTTTTTCTTTTTGAGCGAAATGTCATCGGCAGTATTAGCAACGAGAAATGATGGGTTCTCCATCCTCAAGGCTAGAACTGATGATTTAATGATTGGTGGATATGCTAGCATAGAGATAGTTGATAAGCAAAATGACTTAATCACACTAAAGGCACTTAATGAAGCAGTTACTAAATTTATGGGAGACTCTAAATTTAGAAATGTTATGACAAACCATTCCAATGTTCAAGTTGGAGAAGTTGTAGATTCTTATAGAGATACTAGCGGGCGACTATGGAAGTCCGAAGTAGATGATGTAGGTTTCTTTGTAGTAATTAAACTACGAGACGATATAGAAAAAGCCAAAGAAGTTGGCAGAAACATTCGCAAAGGGTCATTAAGGTCTTTTAGCATAGGAGGCCAAGCCCTCCAAAAAGTAAAGAAAAGCCACGAAAACTTAGGTGATTATAATGAAATCAGCAAGTTAGAGTTGCATGAAATTACTATATGCGAAAAAGGAATTAACCCCGAAGCGAGGTTCGATATTTTGAAACAAGATAAAGGAGACATAAACATGAGTGAAAAACTAGAAAAAGCATTAGCGGAGTTAGATACTTTGCTAGAAGAAGTAAATACGCTTCGTAAAGAAGAAGAGTTGCTAGACGATGAGAAAGGCATGCAAGGAAATAAAGATGATGACATGGAAAGAGGAAATTACATGGACAAAGAAGACGAAGAAGACATGGAAATGGCTGATGAAGAAGAGGACATGGAAATGGGCGAATACCAAGATGATGAAACCAAGGCTTACTTAAGAACCCTTGATGGTGCAGGAAACCAAATTGGAGAACCTGCTGACCGTATTGTAATTAACAATGGTAAACCAACTTCATCCGATATGCCAGTAGTAAAGTCTTTTGGTAACGGT